ATTAACACATCTCAAACTTCCCGTGAGAAGTAGAAACGCTTTTCTTTACCGTACCAATAGGCATCTGAGCCTTGCCTTTGCTATCCAGGCCAAGAGAGGCCGGGGTTTCGTTAGCAAAAGAAGTTTTCTCAGAGAGACCATTAGCAGGAATTTTACCACTTGCACTATCTTTAGCCATGATTTCCTCCTAGTACCATTCGATCATGATATGGTAGTGAGCCTTGCCCGCGGGAGAACCGCCGGTGGGGGCTACCAATGTGATATGAATGTCGGTATCAGCCGGAAGGGCTTCCAATACTAGGTCAGCGGCTACTGCAGTTAGCTGAGCATTTGCAGCATCAGCCAAAGTACCTAAACCCATGTTTACGTACTCGTAACCTGCGGCCGAAGAACCCAACCGAATAAACGCTTCGGTAGTAGTATTGGTGAACGTCTCAAAGGCATCAACATTGATTTCTTTGATAGTTCCCTGCATTCCTTTCGGTCCTCGAAAGGTCATTGCCTCACCACCAGCACCAAAATCATGGTAAGCACTAATACAATAAGGACGTGGATCGCTGTAACTCATAACAATTTCTCCTTATGATTGGCTATCCCACATCACGACTCGTGACTGGGCTGCTTGTGTGTGAACGAGGCCGAAACCTCCCAAATAATACCACGCAACGCCACGATCCCTTCCGAAGTCCCCAGGAATTTTCCCGCGAATTTCTTCAGGAACAGCAATTGCTTCAGCAACAGTATCTTCACCAAAGAACAGGCACCAATCGGACTTGCCGTTGGACCATGTGCTAGCTGAAGTACCGAGAGCTGCGGCACCCTTGTGCGTCTGCTCGACAAAGCGGACACCCTCATAACGACCAATTTCACCATTCATGATCATCTGGAATCCTGCATCAATATACTGCTTAATGCCTTCCAAATCATTCTTCAGGGTTCGATAGGTTGAGGGGCGTGAGATAGAGTAATAATCATCATCAGCATAAGCCGGGATATTACGCTCTTTCATCGTGTCTACAATTAACTTAACGTGATCTTTTCCAAGAGCCACATTATTAACAGTTGCAGATGCACCATTAGTAGTAACTACCAAAGAAGTCGTACTCGTTCCCGCGGTAGGAGTGACGCGAATTTTACAAGCGTCAAACTGCGCGGCAGCAAGATTATCGAATCCTTTAACAGCATCATTTTTCAGCACTTTCCTGATAACTTCGGACACTGGCTGCTCAGAAAGATCATCCAATTTACCAGTAAACGGTACGCTGTTGCCAGCTTCCGTAATGGTCATGGTTCCCTGAGAAATAGTGAACGAGGTTTCTGGGATGGTGCTGGTCTCAGTCAGCGTCGTGCCTTGAGTGGCAACGTCACTGTATACGTTCCAGTGGAATGTATCACCACGGTGCAAGCCCTGATGCGCTGCGTCTTTAACGTCGCAGAACTGACGGAACTTGACCATAGGCTGAACTGCCATGCGTAGCAGGCGGCTCAGATTATCGGCATACATATAACCACCAGAGGTATTAACTGACCATACTTGTCCAGCCATAATTAACCTCCAAAAGAGTTATATAGATTGACCTCTAGCTTTACGCATTTCTGCGACAATCTCAGAAGGTGTCAAAGGGACACTATCTTTAGAATTGCCAGCTGAAGCCCTTACAGATTTAGGTTGTCTCACAATTTTTTGTTTGCGATTAAACCTGCTATTTGATTCAATACTAGTTCCAGCCCATTCACGAGTATATTCAGCAGCTGCATTGATAATCTGCGACGGTGTCCAATCAGGATTCTCCTGAGTCAGGGTAATCGTCTTCCTATCCGCAATCGCTCTAAGCTCTTCAGATTCTGCAATATCAGGATAACTATCATTAAAGGATCGAACTGCGTCCTCTAATTCTGCCTGATAAGCGGCTCTCTCAATATGCTGTCGCTCTGCTTTTTTCTTCGCTTCGTGAGATAAAATAGCTTGATTCACAACCTCTTCTACATTTTGGGTAGCATTGCTGCGCCCACTATTTGCCAAGGTTCTGAGTAGTTTAGCAGCCTCCGCTGCATCATCTTGGAATAATGCTTCGTGATATTTTTCGACAATGTCGTCAACATCACTAGTTTCTTCCACTTGCCCAACGTCCTCTGAGGATGGTTGAGAATTTAATTGTTTTAACTGTTCTTGAATCTGCTGCTCTCTATAAAGAAGTTCTCTTTCTTTTACCGCAGCAGACTGAAATTTTTCTTGCGATGCCCTGTCTTTCTGATGTGATGACTTTAAAGAATCAAATGGCACTTGAACCTCTTCACCATTTACTTTGATCTTTGTAAGCCATTGTTCTCCATCATGCCAAACAGGAGTCTCTGGAGCATTTTCTTCTACTTCTTCTTCTACATACTCCTCTTCTCTGCGTCTGTTATAAATCTCTTCTAAAGCTTTTTCCCTAGCAGAGAGAGGGTTAACAGCTGCAGTCATTTCTTCTTCAGCAGGTTGTTCTACTACTTCTTCTACAACCTCTTCCGATTCTAACGCATCCTCTTGGGTAGCGTTTTCCATATTAATATCTCCTTATGGTTCTAAATCACCAGAAGATTTATACTTTGCAATTTTTGCAGCGTTCTCTCCCTCCTGAATAATGCTATCAAACCACTTGAGAGCTTTTAAAGGCGTTGAGAGATCAGAAATAATCTTCCGGTACTCTTTTAACTCTTCTTCTGAAGAGCCGCTAAATCCATTGAGCCCAATATTTTCAAATAATTCTATTCCCCGTTTATAATCTTTTAGGGATTTTTGTAATATTGCCTGCCCAACAGATGTGTTTAAAAAATCTTTTGTTACATGACCTATTCTTGTTTTTTTAACTAAGTCATCAATCCCGATCTCTCGGGGATCATAGTATTCCATATTATCCTACTGCGTAAGGTATTTTACCATAGTCGTCCCTTGCCATAACACCTACATCACCTTCAGCAACCATCTCTTCTTGTCTAGAAATTTCAGCATCTGCTATCTGGTTGATCAAAGCTTCTCTTTGTAGCATAAGCTCTGCCCGTCTAGTTGCAACATCTTCTTGCTTTAGCTGAAGATCAAGATATTTAATCTGACCTTCCATTTCTTTCATTCTTATTTCAGCGCCATACTTCATGTTAGCTGATTCAAGATTTCCTTGCTGCTTCATCTGTTCAATTTGAACTCTATTATCAAGCTTTCCTTGCTCTCCCTGTATATAAGCCTGCATCTCTTCTAGCTGTGCTGTAAGTTGAGCAACCTCTGGATTCTCTTCCATGTTCACAAATCTCTGACCATCCTTATATCCAAGCTGGCCAAATACTTCTTTTACAACTTCTGGAACATTGAGGCTTTCCGCAAAACCTGGAAGCTCTCCAAGCATCTGTATACCTGATACAAGATTCTGTACTTTTCTTAGAGGGTCTGTAGCGCTAATACCGACATTAACTTTTAGCAATACCTCATACTTAAGTAGATCATCAACAGCCCCTTGGAACTGCTCGTTTACCTGTGCTGCGGCATCGCCTGCTAATTCTAGTATAACTGCATCTGTTTCATAATATTGCTCAAGACGCATTAACTGCTTTAGAACTTTTTCTACCCAAGTTTCTGAAAAGGTTCTTAAAACATACTCAGTAACTGTTCCGCTATTGCTAGCCATTAAAGACATGCCGCCAACGGTCTCGTTAAGGGATCGAGCCCCTTGAACAGTAGACGTTGAAAAGTTTCCTTGAAGCTCATCAAAGTCCATATTGATTCGGTCTTGCTCGGCATAAGCAGAGCCAGTTACATCTCTTGTATCAATAACCCGAACATCGGTATCTGGGTCGTCCATCTCAACAGCGCCACCAGGTACAGATCGAAACAAAGCGTCAAGGTCAATGTTTCTGTCCCTGCGAATGTGGTATCTTTTGTTCATCGCAAGACGAACATTATCAAATCTCTGATTCCAGATATCGTTAGCTGCAGCCTGTAATTCTTGTGTAAGCTGGACAGTTCCGGACGGATAGATTACATGTGACTCAACATTGGTATAGCCCATTACATAAGGCCTCTCGCCGTTTCTGAGCCACGGATACATCTCTTGCAAAGGTTTTGGTTCCGTAAGCATGGCGTCTACACCAGCCGTAAAGTAACACCAATCAGTTCCATCCTTTTTTACAATATTTTTATGAACCCATACTATCTTATATGACTCAACCTCTCCATACCCTGCGTCATTATCAAGCCTGTCTTCTCTAGGCTCGTCACGAACAAGTCTGGTAGTATTGTCATCTTCATCATTCTCTGAAGATAGAAGCTCGCCAACAGGAATGTCAATCCATTCACCATCTTCCATCTTTTGCCGAACATCCTGAACATACATAGGAATAATATGAATAACATAAGGGCTGCTTTCAATTGGGTCAGCCCAATCTGAAGCTGGATCAATACGAATATTTTCAGGGGATATAAGCTCAACTATTGGCTTATCCTTAATAGATGTTTTTTGATTAGTTACAACTGGGTCACCGCTCTCACTGAGAACAGGCTTATTTTTTTCATCTACATTAATATAGGATTCTTCTTGTTCTTCATAGTCCCAATATTGATGACTAATACAAACGCCTTGTACCGCTGCATCTTGTAGCGCCGCTGACATAGCCTGGAACCAAGGAATAGTATTTGTTAATCTATACTGCAATATAGATTGAGAGACAGCTGCGGCAGCTACCTGCTCCATATCGTTTGGATTTCTTGGTTGTATACTAACCACATCTTCATTAGTAAAGAATGCGACAGCCATAGCTGACTGAAGATTTCTTACCGCCGTCCTAGTCTTTGGCCTAAAAAATCTAGACCTTTTTTCGTATGCAGGTGAATTATACTTAGAGCCTGGCGGATGCTTGCTGTTAAACATTGAGAGACTCTTCTCCCACTGTTCACGTAAATTAGTATCAACCCAATCACTTGAATCTTCATAAGCTTCGCGAGCAATACGCAGCCAGAAATCCTCTATAAAAGGAGCATCATCATCTATTTGCTCAGTGGGTAAATTTTCTGAACCCTCTGTTGGCGGCTGCGGGTTAATTCTGCTCATTAAGCATAATCTCCGTTAAGTTTCCCTTTATCATCCATTCTTAAATCACTATATATAGTCTCGTTAAATTCTCCCCTTCTCTGCCTAAACCTTTCAAGTATTTCTCCACCAGCCATAACAACCATTTTGTAATCATTATCTATTTTATCCGTATGAAGAACGAAACCCCAATTTCCTGAGAGCCTCATTGATTTAACGTTTACTAATCCATCCATTACATGGACAGCCCATAGCCATCCAGGATATTTTTCTTCTAGTTTTTCCGAAATGTTCTTAGCTAACATATGATCCTTTGAATCAAATATATTAGCCTTCTCAATATCTAAGGACATTATCTTTTTTCCTTTACTTTTCTAGCCGGAGAATAAAAAACTTTATTCCCATTATCGAATACGTATGTTGGCTTTGGAGCGTTAAGAGTTGGGTCAACCTTGTAACACATTTCAGACCAACTAAATTGTTTTTCTTTTTTTATATTATCCATACAGTAGGTTTCCATGTTGGGTCTTTCCAGACAGGAGTTGGGTATAATCCCTCTATTACCAATACCCCGCTAATTGGATCATAAGAATGAGTCTGCCCAACAATAGGCGATCTTCCGTAACCTCCCCAAGTATTTGGATCAGATGCCCAGGTTGTTGCTATAGTATCCCATTTAATTAAATCAAGAGATATGGTTCCTTGTGGTATACTTTTAAAAATACCTTTAGCATATATAGGAGAGATTCCACTTAAAGATAAGGAGCCTGTTCCAATATTCGGTGCTAGACTTATTCCTATACCAGGAGATATCCCGTTTAATATTAAAGCTACACTGTCTGGATAAAGTATATGGTTGTTAGGATTATCTGGAGCATAGCCAGTTAAACTTGCTGCATAAGAAGCGGGGCTAAGAGAGTAGTCTTCCCAGTGATATGTTGCGGCATTCCAATTATCTGTATTAGATGCCCAAGAATCCCAAGGATTTGACATTAGACATACCTAACGTGATACGGATCAGCCTCTGCATCAGGAGCCGTAGGCCATCCCCAATAGGTTTTATCTACGGTACGATTAACTGTTTCAGTCTCAGGTCCGATTGTCTCTACGCCATCGTCGTCGTAGGTGGACAACTTCCTTTCTTCCTGCACCTCATGATTCTGGAAGTTCTTGACTGCCTGCACAGATGCAAATGCTTCAACTCCGTTCTCAAGACTGTTACCGTGAGCGCGAACCTCGTTACGGTAGGTTGTCCATGCTTCTTCCATGGCAGTGCCGCCGTCTGCCGCTCTGATAACCATCCAATCAGAAGAAGAAAGCAACGATCCGACATTGGCTTTAATCTTTTCGATAAGTTCTTTCTTTAAGTCAGCCACATCCTTCTCTGTACTAGCGTAGGATATAACCCACTCGCCGTCAGTGAAGGTATAGGACTCTGCACCAGTGCTGTAGTAACGGCTGTCAGGAGCCTCCACACGCGCAGGAGCGATGCCTATATCAAGCAGTTCTGCTTTTGACCATGCTCTAAAGATGTTGGATGGGTGTTGGATGCCGTCAACCGTTAAGGCGCGAGGCGTTTT